TCTGCGGCCATCTTCCTTTCGGTCTCCAGCATCTCCGCCAGGCTTCTGTAGGTCAGCTCTCGTCCGTCTGAAAACCTCACCTTCAGCACGCCTTCGGCGATTGCCGCGCGCAGGTCCGCGAGTTGCTGTGCTGAGTAGCTCATGGGATCAGGCTAGTCACCAGAAACTGCTGGCCCGATGCTTAGCGCGTTGCTGGGCCTTGGCAGCCTGAGCCTGCGACAACGGAGCGGATCGGCCCAGCTGCGCCTCCAGCTGATCCCACATCGTGGCGCGGTTGTAGCGGCGCTTCACAAGCTCCAGCTCTGCCAGGCAATAGACCTCAAGGTCGAGCGGCTCGTTGCGGACGCCGCTGGGCTTCTGCCACTCCAGCACTTGGAAGCCCTTCACCGTGCGTGGCACCAGCCGCTCACAGGTCAGGCCCTCCAGGTACTCATCGGTTGCGTTTTGCCCAAAGTGGCAGAAGCCCGGGCCCGGCTGGCTGATCTTCAAGCGGGCGTAGATCGTGCGCTTCAGGGTGTCGGTGCCGACCATGTAAAGCGTGACGCCACCCTTCACCGTCCGGCCCTTCAGGTTCACATCCTGCTTGCTTCCCTTGCCCAGCGCTGGCGCCGACCTGGTGCTACTGCCCTTGATGGCGACCACGCCTTCCTTGGCATTGCGGCGGCAGTAGTCGTAGGCCTCGTTGGTGAAGTGGCCGCCGGTGTCCACGGCGCAGTGCCGGGCCCTCAGGGTGCCGCCGCCCTCGAGGGGGAACTCTGTGCGGCGGATGCTGTCGATCTGGGCCCACACCTCATCCTGTGCCGGATCGCCTTCGACCTTCTGGTGCCAGATCAACCAGGATTCCTCGCCTCTGCCGTAGCCCTTCACCTTGATCTCCAGCCAGGTGTCCTGAACGTCAACAGCCGCCAGCAGCAGCAGCACGCCGGCGGGGCAATGGCCGGTCGGATATGGCTCTTTCGCGGCGCGCTCCATCAGGCCGTCGGCATTGACGCGGGCCACGGCTTCGTCTTCCCAAGCCTCGGCGGCTCGCTTGTTGACCCAGCCTTTGAGCAGCAGCGGGTCACCCTTGGCCCGCAGGAACTCGTCGCGGATCTTCTCCCAACTCAACCAGCCGTAGGGTGCGTACCAGCCGGGGAGGTGGAAGCCGGCCGTTTCCCCGTCGCCCTTTGCAGTGGCGCCCCACCGACCGCCGGCCAGCATGGCGACCTTGTGATGCTGAGCCAACCGCTCACCACAGGCCGGGCACTGGCACCACACCTCACCATCCGGCTGGTCCCACACCATGTGCTCACGCCAGCGCAGTACCTCCCGTGCGCCGCAGCAGGGCATGAAAGCAGCGTACCGACGCTGATCACTTCTGGTTTCAAACTCCCATGTGATCCGGCAGGCGCCGCGGGTGCCGGGGGTGGATGTGAGCAGGGTCTTCCGATCTGGGAAGTTGGTCTGCCGGGCCTCAGCGTTTTCGATCGGGTCGCCCTTGTCGTCAATCTCAAGCGGCAGACTTGAGGCCTCGTCAACCCATAGGTTCTTCGCCGGCATCCCCTGAGCGGCGCTGCCGCTGTTGCCGCCGATGATCGACAACAGCATGTCCCCCTCAAACTCCTTCAGGAACATGGCGTTTGCCGCGTCCCTGCTCTTGGTGCTGATCTGCTTTGCTCTCACCGCCGGGGTGTCCTTGAACAGCGGATCAAGGCGCTGCCGGACTTGCCGCTTGGCAAAGAACTCGGTTGGGAACAGGATCAGGAACGGTGCCGGATCCATGGCGATCGTCCGCCCCAGCCAGTTCAGCCCGCACTCGGTCTTGGCTCCAGACTGACTGCCGAAGATCAGGACCACGCGCCTGATCCTCTTCTCGCACGGGCTAAGCAGGTCCATCGGCTCCTTCAGGAATGGCACCCGATCGGTGCGCCACTGGCCCGGCTCTGAGCTGCTGTGGCGGGTGAGCTGCCGCTCAGCATCGGCCCACTCGCTCACGGTCAAGTTGAGCGGCGGTTGGATCGCCTCGATGAAGGCATCCTCATAGACCTGCGCTGCGTCAGGCATTTTTCAGCCCCTTCAACGCTCCCTCAATCTCTTCCTCAAGCAGTGACCGCACATCCTCGGGGTCGCTCATTGCGGCCAGCCTGGCTGCGTTGCGGCTTGGGATGATCAGCAGCAAATCGCGCACTTGCCGGGCCAGCTTGGCGGCCTGCCGTTTTACGTCCTGGAGATTGCCCATCTCCCCGCTGCGCTCCTTGTATTCAAGCTCCGTCAGCTTTGCCTCGTAGGCGGCCTTCACCTGCTTGCTGATCGCCAGCGACGGGCCGCCCTTGGCTGCCGCTGGCGGCTGATCTGCGGTGGGCACGGCGGGCGGTGTGGTCCCAATCGGGCGGTCGGTGCCGCCGCCCATGGCGCCGCGCTCGCTGGGGTCCGTGCGGCTGGCCCATTGCGCGTCGGCCAGTGCCGGATCAATAATCCAGCTGCGGCCCTGGCGCTGCACCGCCGGAGCGCTTAGGCGCCCGTCGTTGATGGCGTTGAGCACCGCCACGTGCGACGTGCCCCGCAGCCCCAGTGCCTTGCGGTGGTTGGCGTAGGCCTGGAGGTTCATGGGGCGTACTCAATCCCGAACCACTGCCGGCCAATCTCCAGCGCTACTCGCTGCGTCATGTATGGCGGAACGGACATGCCGCAGACGTAACCAGCGGCTTGCTTGCCAAAGCTGTAATCATCTGGAAACGATTGCACCCTGCAAACTTCTTGCCCTGCAAACCTGCGAGGCTCTTTCCAGTGTATTGGCAAAGCATCTGGCGACGCTGTCATTGTGTTAACAGGCATGTTCGGATTTGCTACATACGCGTTAAATCTATGGCCTTTGGGATGAGCTTTAGACAAAGGCTCTCCTGGCTTAACTGCTTGCCATAGCTTCTTCGTTTCTTCGGTCAGCCATGTAACTTTGCTGCCAAGATAAGCATTTTCAATCGCGCTTCCAATTTTGATTTCATTTTCTTTCATTTCTATTTGAAGTTTATTCCAGTTTAAATCTTGCCGCCGCGCAATGAAGAACGTTCGCTCTCTGGTTTGCGGAACTCCCATCCGCGCAGCGTTGAACAGAAACAACTGAGCATCGTAACCTGCTTCCCGGAATGCTGCAAAGATTTCCTTCACGTATCCTTTTGCATTGCCAAGTATTAGTCCTTTTACGTTTTCAGCCACGATCGCTTTCGGCTGGAGACGCTGGCCCACTTCAATGAAGTGCATAAACAAATCGTCAAGGCGCTGCTTCTGCTGGCCTTCGCGGAAATGGTGCTCGCTGCCCCATTTTTTTTCACGCTTGCCAGCCATGCTAAACACTGAGCACGGTGGCGACCCATCCAACAGATCCAAGTTCTTCAGTTCATCAGGCAAGCTGAGCAGCGGCAACTCATTAAACTGCGGCACACCCATCAAGTAGCTGTGCTTTGGCTTGTGGTTGGCCCGGTAGATTGCCATCATCTCCGAGTCAATCTCAAAGCCGCCCAGCATGTTGAAGCCGGCGAGCTTGTAGCCCATCGTTGAGCCGCCGCCGCAATGGAAGCAAGAGAATGCTGTGAGGCCATTCTTTGGAACAGTGGCCAAATCAGTCAGATTCCAGGGGCCATGGAAGCGGCGCAGCGTCATCCGTTGAACTCAAAGTTGCAGCGTGGGCACTTGTGCTCAAATTCACTAAAGTCTTCTTCGCCGTACTCTTCGGCTCCCTTGTGATCCTTCGGCGCTGACTCATCCCGGTCGATTCCCTCCGGATCCAGTAGCCCCGCAATCCGATCCTCATCAAACCCAAGCAAGCTCAGGTCAAAGTCGGCCAGGTTCAGCCCTGCGATCTCCTGCTGCAGCAGCTCCGCGTCCCACCCAGCATTGAGCGCCAGCTGGTTGTCGGCCAAGATGTAGGCCCGGCGCTGCTCAGGGCTCAGGTGGTCGAGCACGATCACCGGCACCTCGGCCAGCCCCATGCTCTTCGCCGCCGCCAGGCGGCCGTGACCGGCCAGGATCCCGTCGGCGCCATCCACCAGCAGCGGGTTGGTGAAGCCGAACTCCTGGATGCTGGCGACGATCTGCGCCACCTGCTCGGGGCTGTGGGTGCGGGCGTTGCGCTCGTAGGGCCGCAGCCGATCTAGCGGCCACATCTCGATCCGCTTCGCGGTAGGCGGTGCTGGCATCAGGCTTGGGAGTCTGAGCGCATTGTAAGCACGCCTTACAAGCCCTTAAAATCCTTTCTACGGTTGGGTTTTCCGCTGCTGTTCGGCAGCGGCAGGGCTGGGTGGATCAGCGTGGATGTAAGCGCCGCCAGCCCTCCCGCTAGAAAAAGACTGCGCGCGAGTCGACCCACGCTTGAGGGTGGCCTGGGAGGACCCTGAGACCGGGGGGGGGGCTGGTCACCTCGCCGTCCGCAGCGCCTCGGCCAGGTAGCGATTGATCAGCGGCGTCCAGCTGGCGTTCAGGCTGTCGCGGGCGATGCGCTCAATAGGCCAACGCCTGGGGATGTTCGGCAGCTTGTTGAACGACAGGATGGACTTGATCCCCTTGTTCTTCATCCTCTGGAACACCCCAGGCCTGAGCTTGCCCCGCTTGTCCCTGAGGGTGAACAGATCGCCGCCACCATTGAGCGCCTTGACCGCTGCGGCTTTGCTCAGGTTGCCCGAGGCGTTCAGCCTGGCATCACGGCCAGGCCTGTAGGCCTCGGCAATGCCGTTCAGCCTGTTTTCTGACGGTCGTTGCGGCCTGACGCCACCACGGATGGATGGGAGCAGGTAGCGCTCCTGGATGGACTTGGGCCGCACCTCTGCGACCAGGTTGGTCTTGCTGCTGCGGCTGGAGACGCGGTAGGCGTTCTGGGTAAAGCGTGTCGGCCTGTCAAAGTATTGATTGGTGGACTTGTTCAGATCGTCGGCCACTTGCTTGGCTGCATCGTTCAATGCCCGGCTGGCTGCATAGGGCATCTGCCCTTGGATCTGCGCCAGCCATGCCTGAGCCTTGTTGATGCCGCTGGCGTCAATGCTGATCTGAATCCCCGCCATACCCCTTAGCCTTCCGAACCGCAATGACATCAGCGTAAGGATGCAGCTGCCGCCATAGCCACCCAGCCGACCACTGGGTTGGCGCGCTCACCAGGTGGTCGCGAGTGCGGCAGGCGTCGATGCGCACGGCGACCAAATACCTGTGAACGATCGGGGCGGTCATGGCTTGACGTACCGGGCCCACTGCTTCAGGGTCAGCACGACCCGCCAGGTGCCGCCCCGGAATCGCACCAGCGTGGCTGCGTGGGCGGCTTGGGCATTGATGCGCTGATGCTCGGCTTCCTTCGGCTTCACCCTGGCCGCTGCGGCTGTATCGGCCCAGCTGGCCACCTGCACCACATGACCAGGCACGCCGTCGAGGTCGCCGGTGTCATCAATGCGGCCAGCGCCCAGCTTGCGCCGCACCGGC